GCATCTGATATATTATCATCTTTATCAACAAATTTGTTTACAAGATTATTTATATCTGACTGTTTGTCTTTTACATTATTTTTGTCTTTTATATTAAATCTATATTTGCTTTCCCCTACTTTATATTCAAAACCTTTGAAATTTTCGGAAAACAAATTATTTGTTTTATTTTCAAATATAGATCTTCTTTTTTGAGCTATTTTTTGTGTTGATTCTTGTTCTTGGTTATATTTATTGAAGAACTCAACCGCCTCTTTTTGTTTAGGAGTTAACTTAGAGCTTAACTTAACCTCATCGTAATATCTACTCTTCAAACTAGTAAGATTTGATTTAGCTTCTGCAATCGCCTCTTTCATTCTTAATTTTTTTCTTTGAATATTTTTATCATCATCTTCTTCTTCATTATAAGAAAATGAGTCTTCAATTAAAAAATTAATTTCAGTATCGTTTAAATGAGGTTTTGTTTGTTTATAGTGTTCTTTTAAAAGATCTATATCCTCCAAATCCTCATAATTTTTGTTTAATTTAATGTAATCTTCAAGAGTTCCACCTGTTTCTTTCATAAAATCTACTAATTTAGTAACATTTTCAGGGAGTTCCTCTTGATTATTATTTACACTTTCTGTTTCTTCTTTAAGCTTTTCTTCAGCTTCTTTTTCAGTATCTTCTTCACTTTCTGCCTTTTCATCAACTTTTTCTTCTTCCGTCTCTTCAACCTTTTCTAGTACTGGCTCTTCTTTTTGCTCTTCTTCATTTGAGGGCTCTTCTTTTTTGTCTTCTTGTTGTGTTTCTTCTTGTACGGCATCTTGATCTTTATTTATTTGTGATAAATCTACTTTAATAACGTTATCATCCCCTTCGTCCACAAGTTTTTTCATTGTTTTTGGAGTTGGTGGATTTTCTTGTTCTTTAGAAGTTTCTGCTTTAGCAGTTTCTTCTTTAGGAGTATCACCTTTGTTATCTAGTGTATTCTCCGTTTTAGTTGAGTCCTGTTCTTCAACTTTCTCAACTACTTCTTTTTCTTTTGACATAATAAAATATTATAAAATTAATAAAAATGTTATTTTGGCTCAAAAGCCTCCATATTAAATCCGCTACCCATTGTATCATTTCCAGCAGACTCAAATTGTTGCGATCCCCTTTTATCTTTCCTTTGTTCTATAAGTTCTGATTGTTGGCTCGCTTGTATTCTTGTTCTTTCATCTTTTCTGTCTTCTTTATATTTTTCTTTCTTATCAAGAACACTATTTTCTTTTTCTAAAGTCATTTGATTTAATTGAAATTCAAATTGCATTAATTCTTTCTTTAGTTCTTTTTCTTTTTGTAATTTTTGTAATTCTAACTGGCTCTCCATTTTTAATAGCTCAGATTTTTGATTAGTAATAGCAGCATTTTTTTCTACTTCCATTTTTGCAGCAACTTGTGTATTTTGAGAATTTGCATTAGCTTGAGCCTGTATATTAGCTTGTTGCTTTTGCATATCTGCCGCTTCCTTATTTTTCCTTCTTAATTTTAAAAGCTGGTTTGCTAATTTTAAATTTTTAACTTCTCTAATATCAATAGCATCTTCTAAAAATATTTGGTCCTTTGCTAGTGCTTGTTGAATATTATTTTCTAATAATTGTTTTTCTTCTTCATCGGGTGCTAATTCAATAAATATTCCAAAGTCATGTAAATGCAGTTTAGAGGCCTCCCCTAATGTTCCTACATTGAATCTGCCTAAAGAAGCTACAAAAGCGTCTCTTGTTGGTGCAAATTCAAGAACGTCGGAAATTCTTAAACTTACCGATTCTGCTGTTTTTGCTGTTAAATATAAACTAGATTGTAGTATATGTCTTGTAGCTGTATTTGAATTAGCCGCTGCTAATTTTTGTACCCCAACTAATGCATTTTTATCAGGGGTACTAGCATCTCTCGCTTCGTTTAATCCGGTAACATCTCTTATCATTTGTAAATAATAATTATAAGTATTTATTAAAGACCCTATTTTATTATTACCACCGTTGGAAGTTAATTCTTGAATAGGAACTTTTCCATGGTTTAAATCCCCGTCCTGTGTCATACTTCTACCAATTACAGAACCGGTTTGGAAAAACATATTTAATGCTTCTTGCGGATTATAATTTGTACCATTACCTAAATCAATTTCTGCCAATCCATCTGCATCTAAATAAACTCCATCTGGAATCATTCTAGCAAGTACTTGTTGTAATTTTAAATGTGTTAATTGAATCATATCGGCAAAACTAGTTATTCTACTAACTAATGATTCGATTTTACCTTTATAAATTCTAGGGGAAACAATATTATAATTTAACCACGCTTTAGTTCCATCAGCTTTAGGTCTAATCATGTTTTTAGATTTAGCCCATTTTAGTAATTTATTTTTTCCTAAAATATAAACACCATCATAAACTGTCTCTAAAGACCTCCCTTCTTTAATAAACAATTCACTTTCTTCGGGATTGAATTGATCAGTTTTTTCAATAGCTTTTTCGCCTCCAGAAGCTGTTGTCTTAATTTTATAAACTTCATTATTAAAAGTTTTAAAATTAAAATATAATACTTGAATAGTATTGGCGTCTAATACAGCGTCCTCATTTATATATCTATTATGTGAAGCAGAGGTTTGCACGCCTTGCTGCGAAATTTCCTTTAATTCATCTTTTGTCATATAAGGAAACTCCTGCATCAAATCATTTATATTAACACTTTTAACTTCCCCAACATAATAAATATCATCAAAATAAGGTGAATCTGTATAAGAATAAACCATATTTGCTGGATCACAATATTCTATTTTAATACCTTGTGTTGTAGTAAAAGTATTTTTTACACATCCAATACCTAAGACAGTAAGATCATAATTTATTCTTTTTTTAGTTAAATCAAAATTATTATCTTCAAAAATATAATTAATAGCTTGTTCTTCAGCTATTTCCACAGATTGTTTATAATCTAATTGCATGTGAAGAGCGAGATCTTCTGGGGTATCTGGAATTGCATCAGGATCATTAGCTAGTGTATTAACACCTAAGGTATTTTGTATATTTCCAGCAAAGTCTTTTATTGCCATATCTCTTAATAGAGACTCTACATATTGAGTTCTTTCTGCTACTGATGAAGGGTCTTGCGAAAATGCTTTAATATCATAAAGCCTATCTGACATACCATTAACTACTATATCTACAAATTTAGGAATAATAGGAACAGGCTTCCAGTCTAAATTTAAATAAGATAAATCTCCATTTATAGATAATTCATCTTTATATTTTTTTACAGATTGTTCGCCTCTTGCGTATAATCTTAATCTATGATATTCATCCCTATTAGAATAAAATCTAGTTGATCCAGAATCTCTTTTGAACCACTCATGCTCAATAGCACGAGCTACTTTCAAACCGTATTCTTGACTCGCTTTTTCTTGGTCACTAGCTATTTGACTAGGAAAAGAACTTTTTAATATTGTTTCTGCCATGCTATCTAATTATTTGCGAATGCACTCCTTTATTGTTAAATTTTGAAATTTTAAGATCTAATGTGGGTTTTTCATATTTTGGTCTAGGGTGATATAAATGTCTATTGCAAGCCATAATGGCTAAACCGGAACTAATCGAAGCATCATATTTTGTTCTTTTATTTATATCGAATCTTGCCCAATCATTAAGTGTTTTATTGAAATATATATTTCCAGCCCCATCATTTTGTAGGCCAACATGCTTTTCTATATATGTCTCTATTGCAGCTGCGTGGGCTTGTTTTACATCTTCTGATGTATTTGGTATTCCTCCAATTTCTTTTTCTGTAACAGATAATTTATTACTTAACTTATCAGGGCGATTCATTGAGAACCCTCTATACCCTCTCCTCTTTAAATAATATAATAATCTAGGTTTATTATTCTCAGCTAAAATTGGCATTGCATAATAAGCTAAAGCCATTAAGACATCTTCAAAAAATATTTCAGCTGTTTGTGGTCTAGCTATATATTCTAAAAAGAATGTATTTGGTGGAACATTCTCCATAGAGAATTTTGTTAATCCGTGTAAAGCCCCTTTAGAGCCAATACCGTCAGTAGTACCTGATATATCATATGAGTCACATCCAAAAGCACCCATATGCTCATTACCTGGATACCTTATACCATTTTTTACTATAATATTATTTTGTAAAGCAGATTCAGGTGTCCATGCAATTAAAAATCTACCGTTCTGAGATGGATGAAAAATAACCCTTGTGTCTTTTATTCCATTCTCCCAAACAAAAGAACCTTTTGTTATTATTCCTTTTCTAATAAGATCTTCATTCCAATCTATTTGTTCATATATTTTTGTTAAATTGAATATGCTATTATTAGCCTCATCCCTAAATGCGTGCTCTTCTGTTCTTGGGAATTGTCTATAATATTCATTTAAACCATCAGAATCGTGTTTTAATCCCTCAACTTCATTTTCCCAAAACTCTATAACCCCGGTGTCAATAAATTCTTCATCGTTTCCAAGCGTCGGTTTTTCCGGCGTATTAAAGACAGGGTGTCCATAAGAATCAATGTATCCTTCGTAATTCCATTCCATAGGTACGAACAAACTATATAGTCCCGTGCTAGTTTGTCCATTACGATTTCTTTTTGTGACGTCTGAATCATTATATAGTTTTTTAAAATTATCGCCTCCTTTATCAAGTGCATTAGAAGTAGACCCCATCATACACTTTCCAATTATTTTTCTTCCTAATCTTAACGTCGTTTTCGTAACCCGCCAGTTGTTGAGGATGTTGTCGGGCCTCTCCCATTTGCCGGATTCGTCGTGGGCAAGGAGTTGTAACTTCTCCCCATCGTAGGAGTTGTCCCCGGTGTTCTTCCAATCGATGGTTGTATCCAACCCCTGGAGTTCCTTTTCAAGGGCTGTACTAGTTTCCAATTTCTTTCTGGTAAGTTTCGAGGCAGGGACTCTATACGCGAGTTCCGTCTTGGGGCGGTCCATACCGTCCTGGATCGGTTTGAAAAAGAAGGGATAGTTAACTGATATTGGTACCACTTTGTCAGTAAACATTTTCTTCGCATCAGCTCCAGTTTTAGATAATATTCCATATCGTGAATCAGAGGATATAGTGGCCTGGTGTACCAGTTCTGATGATGCCATGAAAGAAAATCCCGATCTACGATTCTTAAGGTAGCACATTCCGTAACACCTAATATCGGATTTACACGCTTCCCAAAAAATAAAGAAAAGTCTGTTTGCTTCTCGAAAGTCTGGCTTCCCAACATCAATCTTGGTCCACTGCAAGTACATATAGTGAGAACCAGTGATATAAGTAGGAACGCCTTTATTATAAAACCAAAAACCTTCTTCACGTTTTTTAAACTCATCATTAATATAATCATACCATTTATTTTTAAAAGTTTCCGGATAACCTTCCCAATCAAAAATAGTTCGTATTCTATCTAATTCTTTTGGGTGTTCTTTTGGTACCCATTTATTATTTGTATTAACTATATTTTTAGGGGCAAGTGGAAGTGCAACTGGTAAATTTTGAATTTCTACTATTTCTCCAATTTGACCAGTTTTGCTAATAACAATAATATCATGCTCTTTATTATACCCGTATTCCCATTTTTTTTGTTTATTAAGCCTCTTTATAATATTTTGTCTAATTGGGGTAATTGTTTTTACAAGATTTTGCTCGTACATTATTTAGATCTTTTTTCAGCAAACCCACTAAAAGCTTGCTTATTTTCTACAGGCTTATCCTCCATCAAATTTTTTTCATTTTCAATACGAGATAATATTTCAAATGCATCAAATATTGCTAATTTTTTTGTAGCAGCAGCATTTTTTAATCTATCTGCAGCTAATTCATCATCTTTGTCTTCAACAATAATTTCTTCTTCTGCTACTTTTATTAATTCCTCTACTGCTTTATACCCAGCTTGGATTATATTCGACTTCATCTTTTTTATGTTCATATTTAATTGAAATTGAATTTATAGGCACTCTATAAAGTCTTTGGTCTCCAATAACAAACTCATACTCACTATTTGGAGTAAAACCTATTAAATCATTAGCTTTAAGTCCAAAGCTCCTTAAATCATCCCCTAAGTACTTTAAAACGCCTATTAGAGGCTTTTCTTTATCTGTAGTGTACTTATTTTTATTTTTTATTGGTTTTACAAAGCAAAATCCGTCCGTAGGCATCCAATCATTTTTATTCTTATATAAAAATATTTGATCATAATAGCAAAAGTATAAATCTTCTTTAAAATAACTCTTACTATTTTTTTCCTCTCCCCTAACATTATAATATCTCCTAAAAATATTATGATGAATAATTACTTCGTCTCCAACATTTATATTATTAATATTATCAATCATAGGGGTTGCAATAACCTCTCCAAATCTATTAACAAATTTGTGATCTTCTATTGATGTATTTAATATTAATTCTTTGTCTTGTATCTTAATCTTGTTATTATATCTACCATTAATTGGCTTTATAATATAACAATGAATATTTTTCATTAATAGTCTAGATTAAATTCTACTGCAACTGCCATGTTTTTATTAAAATGTTTCCAAGGAAGAATTTCATTATTTTTTTCAATAAATATTTTATACTCTCCACTATCTTCCATTATTTGAGAAATTTTATGTCCCCCAAAAACTTCTTGCCCTACAGCATAATGCATTGCATCGTTTTTATAATCTCTTCCAATGCTTATCTTACGTATTAGATTCATTTTTACTATTTTTTATAGACCCATCTTTAATATCTATAGAAACATCCCCATATTCTTTTTGTAGTTGTTTCTTTTTAACCTCCATTTCGTTATTTACATCAACTAATTGGCCCATTAAAATTGCTTTTTGATATTCAAGAACACCTATACTTGTTGTTATTGAATTTATTTTAGAATTAAGATCTTGTACTTCTTTTAATTCTTCTTTATTTATTTTTTTGCTCATTTTATTTAATTTTATTTAATTTATTTAACTTATTGAATATAATTACCTTAGTTCTTTTATTACATATATTATTATTATTATAAGAAATATCCCTCCAATTAATAATCCTTTTAAAATTGTTGAATCCATAACTTGTATTATTAGGATATAATTTTATTACTGTTATTTATTTTGGTATTATAAGGTATTTTTTTATTTAACCATTCTTGTCTTTTTTGACAACCACAACCTTCTGTTTTTTTTATACCAACTAATCCTGTAAGTGCTGCTACTGTATCTCCTAGTCCTTTATGGTTTTTCATTTTTTACGTTTTTCGCTCTAGGTAAGTTAAATTACCATTTAATGAAACTCTTTTTTCGCCTGAAGATTCTCCAGGTTTATGCATAATATCACCTCCAAAAAATACAGTTTCTCCTAACTTTGGATAATAACTTTCAGGGTTATTCTCAGTATCATAAAATATTATATGATCACCTTCTGATAATTCTAAATAAGTCACTGCTACATAATCAGCAGTTTGATGCTGATGAGGAGGATTATCAATCCAGTCTTCATTCGGCTGGTAAAGATACCAAGATTCAAAAAGAAATAAGTCTTTTCCCTCTATCCCCTCTTTATTAATGTGCTCATTGAAAGGAGTACAAATATATTCTTCCCATTCAAGATGTAGCCCTCTGTTTCTTAAATCATTTTGATACCCAGGCCCTTTACTTTTAGGATCCATTTCAATGGGTGTATAAAAAGAATTAAAATTATTAGAATTATATATGTCCATATAGTAATCATGCACACTATAATTATTTTGTAACAATTTTTCTATTAATACATTATCTTTATTGTCTAAAGTAAATATTTTATTTCCTGCTATATTGTGTTCTTTTATCATTTTACGTAAACTTCTTTCAATTGACTTGTGTAACTACCAGCACATGCGGTAAATTGTTGGAATAGCCTTGTAGTAGTATTTAGCGTACCGTGGAATTCTACAGTAAATCCAGTGCCTACCTGATCAGAGTATCTATTAGGGTAATTATTACATGCCCCATTTAATTGAGTTGCTGTACCTTGTAACTGAGTTCTGCTACTTGTGGTGCTTGTCCAATAAGGCCCACAAACAACACCACCATTATCACTAACATATAAAACTACTATTCTAACTTTCGTTATACTAAAATCACTAACAAAAGTAGAATTTAAATCAAGATAACTTTTTTGGGAATCTCCACCACATCCGTAGCTATTTGCCTGTGCATGTGTACCATTATTAGCGTTTAGTAGTGCTGTGCCACTGCCACCACCTGCTGCCATATTACTACCACCAGTACCGTGCCCACCAGATAAAAGAGTGCTATATACCGAATTGCTAAGATTAACATTTATCCAACCCCCACCAGCGTCCATTTTTATATATGCCTCATAAGCGCCCGAACCTCCGTTTATCCAGTAATTGCCCGATGTTGTTATCCCGGCATTATATAAAGCTATACCTGAGGCGGCCGGATTACCTTCCGTCCCTAACGCCGATCCAAAAGCCCCAGAAAGTAATGATTGTCCAAACATATTATGATGCTATTTGTGAAATTGTGTACCAAAATTCTGTTGCGCCTACGCAAGTTACTTGTACAAAGTTTTTCTTAGAAGAAGTATCATCGTAATCTCCTGATATTTTATTAAATGTACCGGAAGCTCCTCCAACATTAAAAGCTAAAGTTCTGCTACCACCAGAGCCTGTTATAACTATTGCTTTAGTAACACCAATTACGGGGTTAGTAATATTTATAGTCATATTAGCATTAGGCGTTAATGTAAATACTTGTGCTGCGGTATAATCTAACACTACAGGAGAAGCCATTGTTAAAGCTGCTGCTGTAGTAAATTCATTACCCGCTTTAGCACTAGTCACACTATCATTAGCTAGTTTAGCTGTAGTTACATTAACATCAACTATATTAGCAGTTACTACCGCATCATCCGCTAATTTAGCAGCTGTTACAGCATCCGCAACTATTTTTGAAGTTGTTACAGCATCATCGTTTAGTACGTTACTTGTTACTTTAGTTAAAGCCATTTTTTTATTTTATTAATTATTTTTTTTAGGTTTAGTTTGTGCCATTTAATATTTTTTATGATACTTTATCCCACTCTTGGTTTTCTTCATCCCAATCATATTTTTCCCCATCGTCTGGATACTCAATAGGAGGATTCCACATACATGAAGATTCCTCTAGTAACCAACTAGGATAAGGTTTAGGTGGTATAAAAGCATCTCTACCGAAATCATAAGTAAAACCTATTCCTGCATAATTTTTTCTAAATGGTGTACCTCCATCTGAATGAACACCGCCACGGGTATTATAAGAAGTCCTTTTACAAATTTGTTTTCTTATCGCCTTCATCTTTACCTACTATTACTTCGGTTACTACGTTAGCCATATCTAAAAATGCGTAATGTGCCATATTATTTATTAGTTTAATTGTATATTTCCTGTTCCCGCTGTAATAGTAGTAACTTTATCTGAACCATTTGTTGCTGTACTGAGTGTTAATCCGCCACCGGGATTAGTTAAGGTTGAAGTATTTGGGTATCTAAGTATTACAACACCAGTACCTCCATTACCCCCAACATATCCTGTACCAGAACTTGGCCAGGCAGCACCACCACCACCGCCACCAGTATTAGCAGTACCAGCGCCACCAGGTTGATTACCACTTCCTCCAATTCCACCAGTACCACCACCACCATCACCAGCAATTCCAGTTGTTCCAGAGGCATTAGTATATCTTCCACCACCACCACCGCCGCCGCGTGTGACAGATGATCCAGTTATTGTTGATGCAACTCCATCCCCTCCGTATCCAGTGCCATCAGTGTTACCAGCTTCTCCAGCACCACCACCGCCGCCGCCGCAGTATAATGAATTTCCACTTGCTGTTGCGGTACCTCCAGCATAACCTTGATTACTTGTCCCAGTTCCTCCAGCTCCTGAGTAAGCACCACCACCACCACCAGATCCACCTGGTCCACCAGCAACACTTAATTTACCTCCATAACCACCTCCTGCAGATGTAACTGAAGAAAATATAGAATTAGAACCGACACTTCCATTATTACCTCCAACACCACTATAAGCAGCTCCGCCGGCTCCACCAGCACCTATTGTTACAGTATAATTAGTTGCTGTACTTAATGATAAAGCAGTTTCAGATGAGCCTCCTCCACCTGAGGTTTCGCTATTATAAGCTGAGCGATATCCACCGGCACCACCACCACCTTGTCCATTACCATTACCTCCGGATCCAGCTCCACCGCCGCCTCCAGCAATTACTACATAATTAACTGCTACTGCGTCTATTTCAATATTATCAGCTGTCCATCCTTTTGTAGCATCTTGGTAGACTAAGGTACATGTAGCATTGTTAGTAACACATTTGTAATCATCAGTATCCCCTTGTATTTTTTCAGAACCATTAGAAGCAAATATAAGCTTATTAGTAGCAAAAGTTCCGGCATAGTCTTGAATAACTACTTCTTCACCAACTACTCCAGCTGGTAGCGTTACTGTTATCGCTCCTGAAGTAGTATTAACAAAATAACCCTTTCCTGCAACCGCCGTAAAGTTTGATGTTTTTATTGCTGATTGCCAATCAGTTGCACTAATTGTAGCATTACCAACTGTTATAGTACTAAACGCCATAACCTCAATGGTATAACCATTTTGTGGGGCCGTAGAAAAAGTTAAAGTTGTACCTGATATACTATAGGTTGATTTTTCTTGATAAACACCTTGTATAAAAACAAATGTTTTAGTTTCATTATCAATACTTGCAGATAATGTAAATGCTGTAGTTGATCCATCACCTGTAAAATTATTTTGATTTAGTGATGAAGTGTCAACAGCTTCCATATGAATAACTTCTATAACAGTACCGTTCGGAGGGGCGGTTGAAAACGTTAATGTGCTACCAGAAGTTGAATAACTATCTTTACTTTGATATACACCATCTAAATATACTTGCGTAGCATTTTCATTTGAAATACTCATAGTAAGTACATATGCTGTAGTTGAACCGTTGCCAGTAAAATTATCTCTTGCAATAATACCACTAACAGCGACTATATGTATAAGTTCTACAGACACGTTATTAGCAGGGGCAGTGGACATTGTTACAGTACTGCCACTTGTTGTATAATTATCTTTAGATTGATAAACGCCATCTAAATATACTTGTACATTATTTTCACTTACAATTGCAGTTGAAGTATTGAATGTAACGTCTGATCCATCTCCAGTGTATACATTTTTTTCTACAGTTACAGTTCCACTGCTACTACCCCCACTACCAGCAATTGCTCCCCACGCCGGGCTTGAACCAGTATAACCTTCAAACTCATTGGTTGTCGTGTTATAACGGAACATACCAACAGCAGCTGATCCAGGCCTTTGGGCTGTTGTACCATTAGGAATAGTTACGGTCCTTCCGGCAGAAAATGTTAAATCCCCATCAATATCGATGGAGTGTTTATGTTTAATAGCCATATTTTATTATTAATCTATTTTAGTAACTAATACTTTTATATCATTACTTGCTGGTGCTGTAGAAAATGCTACGGTTAAAGTATCTACTGTAGCTCTTGTAACGTCTGCATACACTGTTTCGTAAGAAGATGCATCATATAGCTGAACAATGACATCCCTTGAATTTAAACTATGTGTAACTGTTATTGATGTGGCAGACCCATCACCTATCGTACCAACAAATGACCTCGCGGCTAACCCGGAAGGGGTTACTGCCCTAGCTGTATCACTACCGGCTAAAGCTTCAGCACTTGTCGCTAATTCTACAAGACCCGCTGCACTTGTACTAGCGGCAGCACCTGATGCATATTCTGTAGATAAAGGAATATTAAAATAATTAGAACCATCATTTGTGAATGTCCAACGATCTGTACTTTCATTCCATTTAATTAATGTATTTGTAGATGATCCCCTCTCAATCTCAATCCCAGCATCTGCTGATGGTGAACCAGTTGCATCTGAATTTAATACTAAAATATTATCTCCAATATTTACTGTATTACTATTTATAGTTGTTGTAGTTCCTGATATAGTAAGATTTCCAGTAACTGTTACATTACCTCCAAAACTAACTGTATCACCTGAATCTGTACCAATAGATATTGTTTCATCAGCTGCACCACTAGAAGATTCCAAAGCAGCTAATAAACTTAGTAATTTAGCATTGTTAACAAAGCCATCAACAAAGTCATATATTTGGTCTCCATTTGCAAGAGCAGATCCCCCATTTGCTACAGTTGCTGTTACAATACTTAATGCTGGATTTGGACCAGTACCATTTGCTACAGTTAAAGTATCTGTTGTAGAACTTGTTATACTTTTTATATCTCCAGATGCATCTATCCAAGATGTATTGTCATAAAAATATAATTTTTTATCGGTAGAGTTAAAATACATTTGACCCTGTGCAGGAGAACCCGGGGCTGTTCCTAACGGATGAATTACAGGATTCTGTAATTGATTCTTATTAAGGTCAACGTTATTTAAATATTTTATTGCCATTTTTTTATTATTTTAAGATAAATGCGCGGTTCCTGAAAAGGAAGACGTAAATGTTATTGTTAATGCGTTAGTGTTAGTATAATTTACTAAGCCTATTACTTGATTTCCCCCGGAATCTATAACTATTGGAGAAGGGTATTTACCAAGATTATGAGGAATAGACCATGTAGAAGCAGCTGTAGTTTGTGTATGGGTGTAGTTATCATTTTCATTGAAAAAATCTGCTAAGGTAGATAAAGAGAAATTAACAGTTGTATTTTCATTATCTCCATCTGTACCTAATACAGTATCATTTCCAGTTAAGGAAGAATCTTTTGAATATGTTGATATTTTTGCCATTATTTATGCATTTTATTTCCAAATATTTTTTCTGCTCCGCGAGACCCAAAATATCCCCCAATTACAATGGTTAAAAGCCCAGTAATAGAATCAAGCGGGTAACTCATATACCAACCTGCCACATAAGAAATTACTAAAAAAATTAGTGTAAGTGGCCGGACATTTGATGCAAGCCATGACCCTGATTTTGCATCCGCTACCCAACGCTTTGTTGTTCCATCAATTTCTGCTCTTTCTATTTTTAATTTTTCAAGAGCAATATCTTTGTCTTCTTGGCTCATATCACTTCCGCCAATTATTGCTTGAATAACTGAACCAACGGGAGTATCACCGGCAATAGCTCCTACGACATTTGGAATTTTATTTAATAAAAATTTTCCAACTCCGGTATCTTTAAATTTCTTTTTTTGACTCATAATTTATTTTATTTAATTATTTCTCTCAGAATATAATTGCCAAATTTGATCACCTGTTAGTTTAGTATTAAAAACTCTAAGATGATCCATATATCCGTTCATGTAATAATCAGATGCACCGGTAGGATATTTTCCTATATACCTTATATTTTGTGAAGTTGCCCCTACTGACCCTGAATTAATTTGCACACCATTTAGATATACATTCAAATCTTTATCTTGATAAATATGATGCCATTTCCCCGTTAAAGCCCAATCTGTACCAGAGTAATTCCAATATGAACCTCCAGCATAAAACCCAGTAGCCCCGTCATTTGAACCCCATCTTGTACAACCAAAATATGTGCTACTCGTTTCTTCACTATAAATTAAAGTGTCTCTAGTATTGTGTCCATTTGCATTCATTTTTACCCAATAACTAACACTTTGAAGTGGAATACCATTAGTCCCAAAATCAATGTAATTGCTACTATCATTAAAACTTAATGAGTGAGTTCCAAAAGCTGGATCTGTCGTTGTATAAGATACACTCGAAGCACTTGCGGCATAACTCCCTGTACTATCAGTTAAATTATTATTAAAATTAAAAAAAGCTACTTCCCCTGATCCAAAAGGGTCTGATGCATTTTTAGTAATATAGCATTGATATTCTGTATTGTATAGGTCTTGAATATTTGCAGCCGTTAGTGCTGAACTAAAATATCTAAAATTATCAATAAGTCCTTTAAAAAACCCTGAGCCCCAAGACCCATCAAAATAAGAGCCTATATACATTACTTGCCCCATACTTCGTGAAGGAGCGCCTGAAGCAGAACCAGTCTGAGAACCATTTAAATATATTTTTAAATTACCACTGGAATCGCATGTAGCTCCTATATGATACCAAATACCTTTGGTAACGCCTACACTAGAAATTGCGCCAACATTAGAACCAGAATTTAATCTAACTCTAAATTCTGGGTATTGATTATTATAAGTAACTATTTGAAAATAATTTGTGCTTGATGAATTATTATAATATCCTTTAGATGCTATATAATTATATTCTGATGATGGCGATCCAGTGAATTTAACCCAAGTGGATATACTAAAAGCAGAATCGTTTGTAGTATAACCTGTGTTTATTTTACCTGAATTGGTAAAATCTGCTGCAGTACCAAACCTACCCGGAGTATAAGTTAAATTAGCTGCAGTACCGTCATAAGTTCCCCCATGATAATCAGCAGCATCTCCGGCTAGTTTATAGTATATAGTATTTGTTGCAACAAAATCTTGATTGTCTGTTGTACAAGTGTGCGAACAAGCTGTTAACTCATAAAGGGTTGTTGCTTCGGTGCTTGTTAATAATCTGTTAAAAACACGAACTTCATCAATAACACCAGTATACCATTCACACCCAGAAGTACAAGAATGTTGTCCAGATTTTCTAGTACCAATAGTAACATCCATCGGATAAGAAGTGTTAAATCCATAACCTCCTGTTGTAAACGATTCAGCAGATGCTCCATTAAGATAAAGTTTCAAGTGATTTGTGCTGTCAATTGTCATAACAATAAAATTCCAAGCACCTATGGTATAACTCGCACTCATAGTATAGGAAGCATCACTTCCAACTGAAGTGTTCGATGCGTAAAGCAAAAGTTTATCGTTAACACACGCTAGAACATATCCTAAAAATCGCTGACCACTTATATAACCTGTATTATTAAAGAGAGTATTCCACCCACTTGTTGAGGGAGGCCCCCAAAACCACATGCTTATACTTTGTGCTGAATATTGGAAAATATTATCTGCCATTTGTATATAGCTTGTCGATCCATCAAAGCGAGCTGCATAATTTATTTTCCCATTTACCCCAAATTCTACCCCTGTTGATGAACCATTAAAGTTTCCAGATTTATCTGAAGCGTCATAATCTAAAGGATAATAAGCAACGCATGAAGTTCCTTTTATAATTGTATTTAATGATGCTGTATCATCTGTTTCATCTAAATAAAGAGTTGTTACTTCTTCCTGGGTAAGGGCTTTCTTGTAAATTCTTAATTGATCAATTTTACCATTAAAAGGATAATCTGTATTTGATCCGTTTGTTCCTATTGCTAAATTTTGAGTTGTTGGAGTTGGTCTTGTAGTTGTTTCTGTTGGAGGATTCGATGATCCAGCAGCAACTGTTTGATGAACTCCATTTACATAAGCCTTCATAGCCCCACCTGCTATTACAGTAAAAGCAATATGATACCAAGTGTTTTTAGATAAATTAGAGTCAGTTCTAAACCAGCTACTCCCAACCGAGAAATACATATCTCCAGGATTGGAACTATAAGAAACTCCATACATTGAGACATTAATTGGGGAAGTTGAATCAGAACTTGTTCTTTGACTTATCATATATTGATAATTACTATCATTCCCTTCATTTTTCATCCAAAAAGAAACACTATAGTCTCCTGAATTAAACCAAGTTTGATTCCCTAAACTAACTTTTCCATCTGTACCATCTACAGCAAGAGAATGAGAACCAAATTTTCGATCGGTTGAATAACTAAATCCGCCACTCCCTGTCCCATCTACCGAACCAACACCATCATCTAAACTATTGTCAAATTGATAAATAGCTATATTTTTATTGTAGGATGCTTCCTCTCCAAAAGGTGCCATTGATTCTGAATTACAAACAGCAGCAGCAGCACTACTTTGTAATAATTTTTTGCTAATTGACATAATTAATTGTTTATTATGTTATTGTAATTCTGGAGGCGTTTTTGGATCAAAAATTCTAACATTATATAAAACAACATCTTTTTGAGTTGTTAAAGCATTAATTTCAGTTTCTCTTTCAACAACTTTATCTCTAATTTCTTTTCTATCTGCAATTATAGAATCTGGTATTTCAGTTCCCAGTTCTGCTTTTCTTGTACAATACCAATCTGTATTTTTTAATCTGTCAAAAGCCATTATTTTTAATATTGCTATTTTTTCAGATTTCAAATCATCAATATCCCCAATATTTTTGTCAGTTTTTTCATAAATAAATTTTTTTGCTGTTTCATCAAATTTTAATTCACCTCTAATATGAAAACGGTCATCAAAATCATCAGCATTAGAAATATCATACCAGCCGTGTTCTTGTAATTTTTCGTTAGATAAATTATTAAACCCTAAAATATTATTCCAAGTTTTTGGAACAATATGAAATATTTTTATTTCGCCATCTATTACAACCCCTTTTCTCATATTTTATTTTTTTATGCTGGTTGATTTATTGTGTACCATGCTTCATTAACAGCTACCCATTTGATTTGAATTAAATTTTTTGTTGATCCTGTATCATCATAATCGCCAGAAATTTTATTATAAGTACAAGAAGCAGCATTTGACGTTCCAAGTGTTACCGTTTTAGAAGTGCCACCCCCAGTAATAACTAGACTTTTCATAGCCCCAATAACAACATTAGTAAAATTTAAAGTAGCTGAATGCCCTGCTGTATAAGTAAAAATATCTGCAACAGCCGTATCAACTGCAATTGTAGCAGCCGAACTTACAGCACTTGTTGCTGTATATTCAACACCTAATTTTGCATTAGTAACAGCATCATTTGCTATTTTAGCTGTTACAACTCCTAAATCTTTTAATCTTACTGCATCTGAATTTAATTCAATAGTAGAATCATCAACGCCTACTGCTAAAGAAACTGTTCCTGAAGTTCCGCCCCCTGTTAATCCATCCCCTGCTGTTACTCCTGTAATATCTCCTGAAGTTCCTGCAACCCAGGTAAAACCACCTGAAGCATTATCAAAAGTAAGGTAATAATTATCTGTTGGTGAATTTGTACAATCTAATTTTACTTCATTAATTGAATCATCACCATAAAGACCGGTTTTTAGAGTTGTTTGAGCCATGCTTTATTACTTTTTAAGTAATTCTTCTACTTTATCTTTAAGTTCGTCGAATTTTTTTTCAATTTTATCAGGAATAGCATTATCATTTTTGTCCTTAAAAGCACCTAGTTTAGTAGCTATTATTGCTATAACTGCCCCTATTATTAGACTAGCTATTATAATTCCTATTGTATCCATAATTTAAATTATTTTATATTTAGTTTTTCCTTTATCTTTATATGCTTGTAATACGCGCATTCTATTTGATCCTAAAGAGTAACTTGCGTGAACCCAAGCAGGATTTCCGCCAGGGGTCCAAGGCTCATCGCCAAATTCCCAAATTAATTGGTCAAATTCGAGGTTATCTTTAATGTAATTAAAAAAATCAGCATTTGTAGCCCCTCCGTAAATATCATCAATATCAATCGCTTCACCTTTGCAATGTTGCGATTTTGTACTCCCCCCAATTGCTTTGTTTAATTTTGGGGAACGATAAAATGAACTTATAAATATAGGTTTACCTATAAATTCTCTAAGTGGTTCAAAAATATGAGTTGCTGTTATTCTCATATTTTCAACAATTTCCGGATCAGGGAAATTTTCTATATTTAATCTCTGTGCAGTATTTGATCTAGTTGCCTCTTTCAAGGTAATGTGATCTGATATATTAAACATGATTTATATTATTTTATTAGTACTATCCTCTTTTACAATCTTTACAATCTTTATACATTGGCTTTGCGCACGAAGGGCACATTTTGCTTGGTATATTTGCACTTGCTTTTTTTGTAATAGGAATTGATGTTGGTCCGCCGTATCCCATAATTATCTTGTGTTATCGTTATACATGTCTTTTATTGACTTATTAAAAACTTTACTCGTGTAGTTATTGTTTTTATTAAAGATATTTCTATTAGAAAAAGGAATATCATCTTCACCTAATAAAATCTTATATATTCTAGTTATTAAATGCTTGCATTTTGTAGATGTTTTAAAAACAGTGTATTTTATAGTTGTTCTATTCCTATGTGCAAATACATCTATCCAGCCTTTACTTCTTAGCCTCTCCCATCTATTTTTATCCCAAGAATGTATATAAGTTCCTTTAATGTAATCATTTCTTGTAAATTTATCTAAACAATCAAAATGAATTAATAATTCTAAATCTGCATCTGTTAGATTATAGGTTTTACAAGCCCACTTCCTTACTAATCTATAATATTTAAATAAACCAATTTCTCTAATATTATCTGCTTCTAATCTCATAATACAACGACTACATCTTGTTCCTTGATTACTTGAAGTAAACTATCTTCGTATTCAATGCCGTAGCCGGCGTGTTTATCATAATAGATTTGATCACCTTTTTTTACCCCCTCTACATAATTACCAACAGCTTCTACCGTGGCTTCTTTATATCTAATTTCTTCTTGAAATTTTTCTGTAAGCAATAAACCATTTTTTTTAAGCGGTTCTTTTTTCGTGGGTTTTATTATAATGTATTTATTGACTGCTCTCATCTTCTCTAACATTTGAAATTACACAGTCTGCAGACATTATAGTCGTTGCTACGGATACAGCATTTTTTAAAGCTGTTTTTGTAACAAGTACTGGATCAATTATACCTTCTTTTATTAAATTACAATTATCACCTGTATTTACATTAATACCATATCCTTTTATATCTTTATAATTTTCATAAGGTATTCCCGCATTATCTAAAATTACCTTGCAAGGTTCTTTTATTGCTTCTAATAAAATATTTTCTCCTTTATTTTCAGTTTTTATATTACTAGAAATATTATGTAGTGCTGCTCCGCCACCTGGAACAATACCTTCTTTTAAGGCCGCTTTTACAGCATAAATAGCATCTTCTACTCTGTCCTTTTTTTCTTTTAATTCTATTTCAGAATTGGCACCTACTTTTATAATTCCTACAGAACCTAGTAGCATTGCCTTTCTTTCTTCTAATTTTTTAATTTTAAAAGGATTTTTTAATGCTTTAATTTGTTTGTCTATAGACTTTATTCTTTCGTCTATTATTTTTTTATCAGCATCAACAGTTATTATAGTATTATAACTATCAGTAACAACCTTTTTACAATAACCAAGACAATCAACATCTATAAGATCTAGATCATCACCTAGTTCCTCACTTATTAATTTAGCCCCTGTTAGCAGACTTAGGTCTTCTAAAATATCTTTTCTTGTTAATGAAAAAGACGGAGGATCAATAATATTTACTTTTATATTTCCTTTTACTTTATTCATTATAAGAGCCGATAATGGTTGCTCCACTAAATTTGCTATAATAAGTATTGCTTTTTTATTTTTTATTGCATATTCTAAAACAGTCTGTATTTTTCTTATAGTTGTTACTTCTGAATCCACTATAAGTACAAGAGCATCTTCTAATACTGATTTACTTTTTTCTTTATCTGTTATAAGGTGAGGTGATTTAAGAGCTGACTCAAATTGCACTCCATCTACGATCTCAACGTGCGTTTTTTCAGTGTCAGACTCCTCCATAAGCACAACACCTGTATTACCTACTTTTTTATATGCATCTGCTATAATGCCACCTAGTTCTTTATCATTATTAGTGGAAATTTCAGCAACATGGTTAAGCATTGAATCATTTACCGGGATTGCTTCTTTATCTAATAATTTTATTACTTTTTCAGTAGCAGATAAGATCCCTTCTTTTATCTTTCTAAGATTACTTGATTTAGAATCTATATACTTTGTTAAAATGGAGTGAGCAAGGACGGTAGATGTGGTGGTGCCGTCACCTGCTTCTTTTACTGTTTTTTGAGCTGCCTCTTTTATGAGGGTTGCACCGACATTTTCGGTAGAGTCCATAAGAACTACGCTATTTGCAACAGTTACTCCATCCTTAGTTACTATTGGGTTTCCTGCGGTATCTTCATAGATAACACATTTACCCGATGCACCAAGGGTTGATTTAACGGCATTATTTAATTTATTAATGCCTTTCATTACTTTAGTTTGCGCGTTATTGCCAAAATATAAATTTTTGACAATACTATTTGGTTGATTAAATTGCATTTGATTGATTTAAATTAATTATTTAAAAGTTTTGACTACTTTTGGGCCATTTAAGAATTCTATTTTCTTTTCATAATGTTCTATAGAAGCATCAATAGCAGATTCCGCGCCTTCTATTGTTTCTCTTCTAGTAACATCTACCCAATTGTCGTCACTGTCAATGTCTTTATACTCGGTTTGATAAAATCCATTGGGTAATTGGACAATTCGCCAATTTGGTTTTTCAGATAAATGTTTCCAAAACTTTTTTGTTTTATCTGATACTTGTGGTTGACTACTCCACGATTGAGTCTGGTAAAATAGTGTCATTTTTGGTTGTTTTAAGGTTAAAAATGGTGATCCCCTTTAACCCGGGATCGTATTGGTTATAGGTTATAATGATGTGTAATCAATTACTACATTAGGGTTTGAATTATATTCAGGACCTTCACTAGTTGTTTTTATTTCTGTACCACCACTTACTTCATCCCCTTCTGATACATTTATAGAAATTGAGCTAGTATTTGTTATTGTATCTATTCTAATGTCTCCAGAGGGCGTAAAAATTACTGGGTCTGTTACATCACATCCAGCTATTATTGTCGTTTGTGCCATTATGAATAAGTTATATTAAGTGTCGGTGTTGTACCAAGGGCATTTGGAGCACCTGTTACAACTAATACTGGAGCATTTCCAAACATTGGACTACCATTTGTCATTACAAAATATGTATAATCTGTTCCAAGGGTTTTTCCTGTGATACTAACAGATAAATTTGATGCATTAAATCCTGAAAATGTTGTATAATTCCCAGATGTAATTGAGCTTTGATTAGAAAGCGCAATAGCTATATGTCCTTCAATGCCTGTTTCAAATGGTCCAATTTTCCATACAGGGTTATTATTAGGTGCATAATTATATTGATAGTTACCATCATTTCCTTGCGCTACATAAACACCTGATAAATTAAGTGTAAATGTTGATGTATAAAAAGTACCACTGGGTGAGCCTTTTATAACTTGGAAAACAGCATTTGTATAGCTACTATTAGCAATGGTTATATTGTAAATACCTGTAGTGCCTGGTTCGTTTGCAACCCAACTTTTATTTATACTATTATAAGTATTTTGTTGTGTAAAAGTAATTGATGGGCTAGAAGAAATTGTTGTTTCTGAAGCAGTATAAGCTCCAAGATCATTTTGCCCAGCATAAGTCGGGGTATCCGGATTTGGTGAAAATGCAAAACAATAAATTTTATTTGTACCACTATCATTTTTAACCCAATCTCCGTAGCCTGCATGCCTTTTATCTATAGCTGTAGTTGCTATAACCGGTACAACAAATATTTTATCCGTTGGAATTCCTGTAGGGCCTGAACCACCTTGTCCCGAATTTAGAAAAAATGTATTTGTTATAGGTGACATACTATTATGTTGCTTGAGCTATACTGTAATAAAACTGATTTGCTGTTCCAGATCCAGTTGCTATGCATGTAACTTGTATAAAGTTAAGTGCACCTGATGCATCTGAATAAGAACCTGTACCTACTTTTTTGACCGTTGCTGCTGCACTCCCAACAGTGAATGGGGATGCTGCAAGTGCAAGAGAACCACCTGAACCGGTTATAATTATTGTTTTAACCATACCCGGCTGGTGATTCGACACATCAAAAACTATATTTGTAACTGCGGCTGTCATTGTATATATATTATATAAAGCCCAGTTTATTGCGGTTGAAGCGGCTGATTGATTACCTATTGCTTGAACCTCTGTAAATTCAGGTCCTTGTTTTGCATAAGTAACTGCATTATTCGCTATTGTAACAGCCCCTGCTGATATAGTAGCGTCACCTGAAACAGTAGTCCAAGAAGGATCTCCATTTGCATCAGCTACTAATAATTTTCCATTTGCTCCTGCTGCTAAATAAGCTGGATCTCCAGACGCATCTCCAATAATTAATTTCCCTCTGGCAATACCTGCCATTTTAGCTAAAGTAATTGCATTATCAGCTACTGTACTTTCTCTACTTGTCCACGTCCAACCTGTTCCAGCATTATCAAGTCCTAATACTTTATCTGCCGCTGCTGAATTATTAGTAGTAAGAGAGGCAGGTGTAACAATTGTACCAACTGTTGCAAATTCTATTGCATTTCCTCCGGAATTTACTTTCATAAGTGTTCCAGCCGCGCCCAGTGAGTTTGCTACATCGGTAAGACCTACAATTGTAGTAACCCCTGTGGGACTAGTTGCCCACTTAAAATTACTAGCAGTAGAATCATATGTAAGTACTTGCCCGTTTGAGGGTGCGGTTAATCCCGCTGTACCTGATCCTAATTTTGTATAATTAATAGAACCCGCTGCAACGTGCGTACCAGTCACTGTATCCCTAGTTGCTAAAGCCCCTGCATTTGTAAGAGAGGAAATTTCGTGATTATGATTACCAGCCGATACATTTGATGCTCCAGTACCTACATCTAGAAAAGCAGCATCACCGAATGTAAAGCTAGGTTGTGTACCAGAGTAGCCTCCAGTTAAATTAAATGTAACTACTGATCCAGAATTTGAGATAGATCCTACATAAAAGTTACTCGCTGTATTACTTGCCCAAGTAAAACCATCTGAACCGTCAGAGGTTAGTACATGCCCCGATGTTGCTGCGTTAGAAATCTTTAATTTAGGCTCTGTAACATTAGAATTCTTTATTTTTAGCTCATGAACAGCATCTGTCTCAAGTTCGTTGGCACTAACTGTGTTTAAATTTGCTAAATTACCAAGTGAACTCAAATCTAAGTCTGCAATTGTCAAATTACTCTTAACATTTGCTATAATATCGGCTTGACTGGCAAATGCAGCACTGCCAAATGTATAAGTTGGTGAAGTTACACCTGTTCCGGCTAGATTAAATGTCAATACATTGCCTGATTTGCTAATAGAAGACAAATAATTATTAGTATTTTCAGCCGATACAGTACTCCAAGAGAAAGAACCGTCCCCATCGGACATTAAATACTGCCCGTCGTCGCCATTTCCTGAAACGTTTAAGTGCGTAGCTGTAATTGTGTTTGAGCCAACAACGTCCGATAGTGCATGTGTGTGAGTAGAGGCTGCGAAAGCGGTAGATGCAGAGAAAGCCGCTGTGCCTAGTGTGAGAGTTTTGTTAGTTCCACCCGTTACAGTGAAAGTTATAACGCCAGTGGTTGAATTACTTGATATTCCACTCAGGTAAAAGTTTGTATTACCCGATGCAGTGTTGTTTATATATGTTTTGATGGCATCTATTGTATAATTCCTTGTTACACTAGAGCCATCTGCATCTGAACCTAATAATATATCACTGCCAGAAATAACAGAGTCCAGTGTATAAGTACTAATTTGTGCCATATTTTATATTTTTTTTGTATTAGCAGAAACACCACCCTTATTTGTTGGTGTACCTGACATGCCTTTATCTTTTTCTTTAGGGTTTTCGCGAGGAACTAATTGCCCACTTCGTATCCCTTCAGCACCTGCATTGAATTGATCTATTATATCATTTACTCTTAAACTATCCATATCTAGCTGCCTAAACCATATAGCTAATCCGTGCTCTGATCCATAAAGTTGCGCTTTATCTTTTTCTTTTATCCCCTCGTCATACATGTAATGTTTTAAATCTCTATTTTCACTCTGGCGTATTTCATTCATTGCGTCTTTATAACCTTGTGAAGTCTGAGAATCTTTAAAGTAATTTGGAGCTCCTTGTTTTTGTGCGTTATGTTTGGGTGAGAATCTTCTATCCCCTTCATGCATGAATTTGATGTCTCCATAGCTGCCTTTTGCCTCAGATAAGTAATTGTTTATTTCATCGAACCCCTCTATAATCGTCCCATCTTCTAATTCAAGTGCCCTTCTTTTACCATACTTTTCCATTTCTTGACCATACCACCCACTAATTTCACCTGTCTTAGCATATTCATCATAATGACCATCTTTAAATACTTTTGGCTCGTAATTAAAGTTCATGTTCCTACCACGGAAGTTTGCACCTTGTAAAACAAACCCATCATTTTGTCCTTCACCAACCCGGTATTTTGATAAGAGTTTATTGTCTTCATCAACGTCATGCTTTTTATCATAATCACTTGCAGTGAAAGCAATGGTTTGCCTTAC